CGGACGGGGGTTCGATTCCCCCCGCCTCCACCATAATGTGAAATCCCAACCCTTATCCGGTTGGGATTTTTTTTGCCCGTTCCCCCTGTGTTGGCGCGGGTTCCGGCCCTTGCCTCTTGAGCACGCCCCTCCGGAAGTCGCCGTTCCAGGCGCGCATTCCGCCGTTTTTCTCTCTCTGTTCTCTGCTGCCCTCTTGAGCATTCAAGGCCCGAAGTCGTGTGTTGGCGCGGGTTCGCGGGCCATCGGTTTTCTTTTTCGCTTGCTCGGGAGCGCGCGACCGAGACAGCGAATGGCACAAAAAAACCGCCAGAACCGAGATTCGGGCGGCGCGTCGGTGCGGCACGGATGTCAGCGCGAGCCTGCCACCAGCGCCTCACGTTGCGCCAGCCAGGACGCAGACAACTTGCCGCGCAGCAACTGGCTGACGCCCACCTCGAGGCGTCCTAGGGCGATGCTCTCGATCAGGTCGGGGGCCAGTTGCGCCAGTCGGCTCATCTTGCTGGCTTGGCCGAGGTCGATGCCTTCGGCCGCCGCGATCTCGGTCATGGAACTGAACCGTCCCTCGTCCAGCAGGCGCTGCCAGTGGTGCGCCAGCCCGAGCGCCCGCATCAAGGGGGTGTCCTGCGCCATCTCGCGCACCTGCCGCTCACGGCGGGCCTCGTCTAGGAACTCCTGCGGCGCGTCCAGCGGCGTGATGACCTGCTTCTTCAGGCCCCGGCGCACCAGCGTCCAGGGCAGGAAGGTCTCCATCTGCACGCCGCCAGCGGGCAGCGGCGTCTGATACGTCACCGGGTCGCCCTTGGCGTGGCCGCGATGCTTCTTGCTCATACGTCCTCCTCGAAGGTGGCCATGAGCTGGCGCTGGGCGTGCCAGTCGACCATCAGGCGGTTTCGCTGAAACCACATCAGCGTCAGCCGCCGTGGCTGCTTGCCCGCCATGAACTGCTCGATGATGTCGGGGGCCAGCAGGGTCAGGCGCAGCAGTTCGTTGACCACCGAGTGGTGCAGCTTCTCGGCGCGGGCGATGGCCGACCCGCTCTGCATCGCGCCGGTGTCCAGCAGGTGCTGCCAGTAGAAGGCGCGTGCCACACCGTCGAGCAGGGTCACGTCGTGGACGCTGCGCTCGTCGGTGGCCACGCGTTGGACGCCCCGGCGGCGGAACGTCAGGGGCACGAAGGTTTCCATCGAATCAATCATCAGGCTTCAACCTCCAGCAGTTCGGCACCAATGCTGTCCGGGGCGAACTCTGCGATCAGCGCGTTCCAACCCACCTCACGCCACTTCACCTTGATTCCCTGCACCTCGCCCGCGTGGACAAGGTCGATGCGCTCGATCATCAGATTGGCGATGCGGTGGCGCGCGACCGGGAACAGTTGATCCCACACGTTGTTGAGCCGTCCCATCGCCATCACGGTGGTGGCCTCGTCGATCTGGGCCCCGTTGCGTTGGATGTGCCGCACCACCGACGCCACGGTCTCCGGGCTGGTCAGCACCGTTCGGATCTGGGCCACCACAGCCCCCTCGATCTCTGGCGCGGGCAGGCGCTCATACCCCTTGCCCGGCGCGCCGAACCGCGCTTCCGACTTGGACACGTAGTAGTGGTACTTGCGCCCGTTCTTGCGCGAGTAGGTCGGGTACATCCGTTCGCCCGATGGCGCGTATAGCAGGCCGCGCAGCAAGGCGTCGGTGCGCGACCTGATCTTGGTTTCCACCGACCGGGTGTGACCGTCCTTGGCCAGCACCTCGTGAACCCGGCCCCACAGCCCGGGATCGATGATGGCTTGATGCACGCCGGGGTACCAGCTGCCCTTGTGCGACAACTCCCCGAGGTAGATGCGGTTGCGCAGCAGCTTGTGCAGGTACTTCTTATCGATGCGCGTGCCCGGCCGGGTCTGGCCGTCCTGTGTCGTCCACGCCTTGGTCGTGATGCCGTCCAGCGTCAGGTTGGCGGCAATCTGGGTCGGCGAGCCGATGGTCAGCATCTCCCCGAAGATGCGTCGCACCACCGCCGCCTCGGTGTCGTTGATGACCAGCAGGCGCTTCTCGACGTCGTAGCCCAGGGGTGGCACGCCACCCATCCACATCCCTTTGCGCTTGCTGGCGGCGATCTTGTCGCGGATGCGCTCGCCGGTGACCTCGCGCTCGAACTGGGCGAAGGAAAGCAGCACGTTGAGCATCAGCCGCCCCATCGAGGTGGTGGTGTTGAACTGCTGCGTGACCGACACGAACGACACGCCGTGGCGCTCGAACACCTCGACCATCTTGGAGAAGTCGGCGAGGCTGCGCGTTAGGCGGTCGATCTTGTAGACCACCACGATGTCGATCTGGCCGCGCTCGATGTCCGCCATCAGGCGTTTCAGCCCGGGCCGATCCGTGTTGCCACCGGAGAACCCGGGGTCGTCGTAGTCGTCGGCCACCGGAATCCAGCCCTCGGCGCGTTGGCTGGCAACGTAGGCGTGGCCAGCCTCCTTCTGCGCGTCGATGGAGTTGAACTCCTGGTCAAGGCGTTCGTCCGACGACACCCGGCAGTAGACGGCGCAGCGTTTGCGTGCCTTGGGAGAGGCGATTTGGGTGGCGTCGCTCATTGCGCACCTGCCTTGCCGGTCAGGCCGAAGAACAGTGGCCCCGACCAGTGCGTACCGGTGATCTGCCGGGCCACGGCTGTCAGGCTCTTGAAGGTGCTGCCCTCGTACTCGAACAGACCTTCGGCGGTGACCGCCACCTTGTGCTCGCGGTCGCCCCATTCGCGCAGCAGCACGGTGCCGGGCGCGAAGTTGGTGTCGCGCGGACGGGCCCGCAGCTTGATCTTGGAGTGCTTGGCACCGATGGCCTCCAGGCGCTGGCGGGTATTGTGTGCCAGACCGCCGAAGACCTCCTCCTGCATCTTGTAGGCGATCCGCGACTCGATGAAGGCGCGGTTGGGGTTGATAGGGCGGCTGCTGAAGTACCGATCCCACACCGGCCACAACTCGGCAATGGGCAGGCTGGACAGCGCCGCGATCTGCGCGGCGACGGATGCTTGTTTCTCGTTCATCACAACTTCTCCTGTGGATAGGGGGTTGGATGAACGCGCTGGTCGGGCAGGAAGCCAAGGCCAACTTCTCTCTGTTTTGGCTCGTCCGCGACGAGCGTGCGGACGATGGCCGCCGCAAGGATGGTGGCGATTTCACCAGCACGGGCGCTGGCGCTCATCTCCGAGGGAGATGCGAGTTCGAGGTTCTTCATGACGGCTCCGGGGAATAGCAACGTCAGGGATAGTGAGCCTGATCTTCCGAAGCGGATGGCAACGCAGGGCAATCCGGCCGGAAAGCACTGTTGTAGTTGCGCGTTCACGAAACGATTGACGAGCAAGCTTGGGGCGGCTACCATCGCGGCATTAACTAATCACGCAACTGGGTTACAACCATGTCCTTCGGACAATTCATCCGCAAGACGCGCGAGGAGAAAGGCATTCAGATGAATGACTTCGCGCGCCAGCTGGAGATATCGCCCGCCTACTGGTCGCGCATCGAGCGCGGCTTGGAAAAGCCGCCCAAGGATGAACTGATCCGCAGGGCGGCCGAGATTCTGGGTATCAGTGCCGACGACGCCTTCGTCGAGGCTAGTCGACTGCCGCCCGACATCCGCGATGACGTCGGCAATCTGGTACGGATGTACCGCCGGAACGTGACGGAGAAGAAGTGAATGGCGGTGCTGACTCTCGACTACCGGTGCTGCGACCGGAAACTCCCCCTGTACATCAAGCACATCGAGGTCGAGCGCATCGCCGCGACCGCACGCCAGCAACTGGTCGCGGACAGTATCGATGCCGTTTCCTTCGACGCGTTGCGTCGGATCTCCGGCCTGAAGGTCAACGGCATCGACTTCGCGCTGGAGGTCAGCACCGACTACGCCGTGCATGACGAGCACGGCAACCACGTCTTCGGCATCTGCGAATTCGATCCCGCGTCGCCCAACGCCGCGATGGTGTCCATCTCCCCAGTGGGTGAAAGCCTCAGCGAACTGCTTGCCCTCAGCACCTTCGCCCACGAACTGGGTCACGCCGTGTTCGACGCGCCCGGCTGGATTGTCCAGGGCAGCAAGGGGCCGGGGTTGTTCGATGACATCGAACCGACCGTGCAACGCGCCTACCGCACCACGACGCCGGACAGCGACCATCTGTCCAAGTCACTTTCCGCGAAGCCCACAACGGAAGAACACTTCGCCGAGCTGCGCGCCAACGAGTTCATGGGCTCCTTGCTCGTGCCGCGCCAGCGGATCATCGTCGCCGTCGAAGAGCTTGCGCCGAAGCACGCAATCACCATCCATCGCCATCCCTCCACCGATCCCGACCACCCCGGCACGGCCCTGCGCATCACTGCCGACGGCGACATCGGCTTCTTCGACATGGAGTGCTTCGAGAAAGCCTTGGCCACGCGCTTCGGTGTCAATCGCCGGTTCATCCAAGTGCGTCTGAACCGATACGGTCTGACCGGTCAGGAGGCCGCCATGCGTTCATAGCTACCTGCTGCCCACGGAGCCGACCTCGCGTCGGCATTTTTTGATTCGTCGGATTAACCGTTCGCGCAATCGCGCACTTTCCCGAAGGAACCTGCCCATGCCCGCTGGCCAAGCCTCAACCACAAAAAAGAACAGCAAGGTGGCCACGAGCCAGCCTTCCCCGAAACGTGCGCGCGAGCATCGATCCGATGACGGCGCAACCATCCTGCCGAACGCGGAGAACTTCGTGAGCCTCGTGCGCAAGGTAGCGCGCCCTGGCCTCGTGGTGCATCTGCTCGAACGAGCCAGTGCGACGGCATTGCCGGAACTGAAGGCGTTGGCCGACGCGGCCAAGGGCAAGCTCACGGTCGAATCACGGCAGTCGATCTTCCACACCGTCGCCAAACTGGCAGCAACCGTCCAGCACAAGATCGAATGTGCCGCCGAACGAGTGATGCTGCTCGATGATGACTACGGCGCTCAGGCCGTCCTCTCCGTACTCAAAGAAGAGCGTGCCGATGATGCCGCAGTGCTGGCAGCGCCCAGCGACCGCTATAGCCGTGCGCTGTACCTGAACATCTTGCAGGACTTCCCGGCGCACGGCGCTCGCCGCGACGAACGCTTCGACCAGGCCGAGCATCTGCAAGTGATGCATCGTCAGTGGAAAAACGACCACTACTCCAGCCACTACCTGGGCCCCAAGGGCGCCGTGCCGAAGACTGGGGCCGACGTGCAGGACGTGCTTCGCACGCGCATTGCCGAACTGTTCCCGAAGGTGCCGAAGGATCAAATCCTGATCGAGCAATTCACGCGCCGCGATCTCACATGCGAACAGGATGATGACGATGATTCAGAAGCCGAGCAGTCGGCGCTGTTGCACACGCTGACGGCGACCTTCAACGGCAAGACCGCGACCTTCCAGCAAGTAACGAACGGGCACGTCGTCGACCACGAGGAGCCCGCCGCGATGTCGGCACGATTCTCGTGGGAGCCGGAGACTGGCTCGCTCAGTGTGTTCTGCGAGGAACGGGAGACTCGTCGTGAGCTTGCCACCGTCTTCCGCGACGTTGCGCTGGCGCACGACGGCAAGATCGAGGACATGCCCATGCGGCAGTTCGACCTGCTCGGTTTTGCGACATCCAAGATGCTCGACCGCCTGAATCGTGATCGGGTCGCGGGCATCGACGACATCTCGATCCTGCAAATCACGGTGGCCAAGCCGTTCGAGCAGAGGTCGGAGTACGGCGGGCGTGATGTGGTGCGGCAACTCTCCAGCAAGATGCAAATCACCCGCGACCGGCGCGATGGCCGCAACATCTATCAGGTTGCTTACGAGGACTACTGCGCCGAAGACCTGAGCCAGTACGCACTCGTGCAGGTGAAGCTGGTCATGAGGATGTCCAAGACGCAACACCGCAAGGCGCACAACGTCGCCGTCCAGATCACCGCGCCGAACGGTCTGAACGACAAGAGCCGGACGGACGACGACCGCAAGCGCGTGCAGGAACAGCTCATCAAGATCGGCGTCTTGAGCCAGTTCTGAGGAGGACGCCGACGATGTCACCGCATCTGAGCTTCTTTCTCGCGCTGGACAACCTTCCACGCCTCGACGCATCAGTCCTGGCCGATAGGCTCGGGCGCGATCACCAGCAGTTTCTTCAGCGTCGCTGGATCGTGCCCGCTGGCCATCTCACCCATGTGTTGGTGCCGTTTCTCGATTCCGAACAGGAGGTCGAAGTCGAGATCGATGAGGACGCCGGTCGCTACAGCTACTGCAGCCCACTGAACGGCAGAACCGTCGTCCAACCGCTCGCGGAGATCGCCCTCTATTCCATCGTGATGGATTCGTGGCTGGCGGATCTGGCGGCGTTGATCGGCATCGAGGAACGGCGACGCTCCGGCAACATCTGCCGCACACCGAACCACCTGTGGCACCTCGGTGAACAGCGCATCGCCGGTACGCACGATTTCGCACCGGTGTTCATCGGTCGAGCATGGGCGCGCGCTCCGCAGGACAAGACCATCGCTGTCCTTGCCGACGCAGTGTGGCCACGCGGCGGCGTTGTTCTGCGCCCAAGGCGAGCGAGCGCCCCGCTGCCACGTGACCACGCCATGCGCGGCCTCGACGAGTTCGTTCGGGTGATCGGCGGCATCGATGCCTTTGACGCCGATGCCTTCGACCGCGTCCTGCGCGGCTACGTCACGGCGGTCGGCGAGCCGGAACCGGAACAGTTCTTCAGTGGCACGCGGCTCAAGCTCCCGCATTTCGCGGCGTCCATCGATCTCACGGAGGCGCGCGCCAAGATCATCAAGTACATGTGGGGCACGGAAGGAAGCGCGCCGCCCGTGATGTCGTGGGTCGAAGTCAATGGTGCCGTCACCGTCAATACGGGCTTCCAGTCCTTCGACGATGCGTTCGGCGGTAAGGCTGAGCGCGAGCAGGTACTCGAGCTGGTCAGTCGCGGCAAGTACCGGGTGAGGCGCAACACATAAACGCACCCATAAATCGAACCAGACACGGCCCATAAGCCCGTGCGGAGACTGCGATGTGCCCATTTCATACAGGAGGCACATCGCAATGCAAACCCACTTCACAACCGCAGCATCTGGCCAGAGCCCGGCCAAACCCGGTGCGCCACAGCGCATCGCCCTCGACGAAAACGAACTGGCCATCCGCTGGGGGCTTTCCGTCAAGACCCTGCGCCGCTGGCGGCAGGAACAGCTCGGCCCGGTCTTCTGCAAGCTCGGTGCCCGCGTCACCTACCTGATCTCCGAGATCGAAGCCTTCGAGCGTCGCGTTTCGCGGCACTCGACCTTCACTCGCGTGTACCAGTGAGGAGGACGGCCATGAGCGATCTGACCATCTTCCCCGCGGACCTCGCGGCCATGAGCATCGCCCAACTGGCGGCGCTGCCGGTCACCGACTTCGTCGATGCCGAGCGCAACGTCGACGAGGCCTCCGCCTACCTCAAGCAGCTGCGCACCAAGCTGGACGCCGCCAAGGTGCAGCGTTTCGGTGAGCAGGCGCGCGCCGCGCTGCGCGACTCCGGCCGTGATTTCGGCACCGCCCACGTCAACGACGGCGCGCTGCACGTCAAGTACGAGCTCCCCAAGAAGGTGACCTGGAGCCAGACCATCCTCAAGGAGATGGCCGAGCGCATCGTCGCCTCGGGCGACAAGGTCGAGGACTACATCGACATCAAGTTGTCGGTGTCCGAGTCCCGGTACACCAACTGGCCCACGGCGCTGCAGGAGCAGTTCGCCGCCGCCCGCACGGTCGAGGAAGGCAAGCCGACCATCACCCTGACGCTCGATGGGGGTGTGGCATGAGCCTTCCCATCATCTCCGCGAAGCAGCGCATGGCCGAACGCAAGGGCGTGAAGCTTCTGATGCTCGGCAAGTCCGGCATCGGCAAGACCACCCGGCTCAAAGACCTCGATCCGAAGACCACGCTGTTCATCGATATCGAGGCAGGCGATCTGGCCGTGGCCGACTGGCCGGGCGACACCATCCGACCGGCGTCCTGGCCTGAGAGCCGCGACTTCTTCGTGTTCCTCGCGGGCCCGGACAAGTCGCTGCCGCCGGAGTCTGCCTTCTCGCAGGCGCACTACGACCACGTCATCGAGAAGTTCGGCGACGCGACGCAGCTCGACCGCTACCAGACGTTCTTCCTCGACTCGATCACGCAGTTGTCGCGCCAATGCTTCGCGTGGTGCAAGACGCAGCCCGGTGCAACCAGCGACCGCTCCGGCAAGCCTGATCTGCGCGGTGCCTACGGCCTGCTGGGCCAGGAAATGGTGAGTGCCTTGACCCACCTGCAGCACGCACGCGGCAAGAACGTCGTGTTCGTGGCCATCCTCGACGAACGCCTCGATGACTACAACCGCAAGGTGTTCGTGCCGCAGATCGAAGGCAGCAAGACCAGCCTGGAGCTGCCCGGCATCGTCGACGAGGTCGTGACGCTGGCCGAGATCAAGGCCGAGGACGGCAGCGCCTACCGCGCCTTCGTCACCCACACCGTCAATCCCTACGGCTTCCCGGCCAAAGACCGCAGCGGTCGCCTCGACCTGCTGGAGCCGCCGCACCTCGGCGCGCTGATCGCCAAGTGCGCGGGCGCATCCGCTACGCCCGCCAGCGCCGCCACCCCCACACACATCGAATATCAGGAGTAATCGCAATGACCGCATGGAATGACTTCAACGATGCCGACGCCCAGCAATCCAGCTTCGATCTGATCCCCAAGGGCACCACTGTCCCGGTGCGCATGACCATCAAGCCCGGTGGCTACGACGATCCCGAACAAGGCTGGGGCGGCGGCTACGCCACCGAGTCCTTCGAGACCGGTTCCATCTATCTCGCCGCCGAATTCGTGGTCACTGCTGGCGATCACGCCAAACGCAAGATGTGGTCGAACATCGGCCTGCACTCCAAGAAGGGGCCGACCTGGGGCCAGATGGGGCGCAGCTTCATCCGCGCCGCGCTCAACAGCGCCCGCAACGTTCACCCGCAGGACAACGGCCCGCAGGCCGCCGCCGCGCGCCGCATCCAGGGCTTCCACGAACTGGATGGCCTGGAGTTCCTCGCCCGCGTCGACATCGAGAAGGACGGCAAGGGCCAAGATCGCAATGTGGTGAAGGTGGCGGTCGAACCGGATCACCCCGACTACGCCAAGTTGATGGGCGTGCCGCCCAAGGCTTCGGGCGGCGGCACGTCCGGCGCTCCGGCGCAGGCAGCCCCCGCGTATCAGACATCGGCTCCACAACGCGCACCCGTGACGGGCAAACCGTCGTGGGCGCAGTGAGGGAGGCTGCCATGAACGCATCCACCCTCAGTGCCAGCCACTGCGGCGTCGTGCATTTCGGCGACCTCGACTGCGAGGCGGTCGTGCTCACCACCGGCGAGCGCGGCTACGTCCGCAAGCAGGTGGCCAAGCTGCTCGGCGTCCACGAGAACAACACGGGTCACCGTTTCCGCCAAATTCTGGCCGACTTCTCGCCTAAGTCATTGTCGGAGCTGGACAAATTTGAATCACCGATTTCGCTTCCCAGCGGTCGGCGGGCGCAGTTCTTCCCGGCGGGCGTGATCACCCAGATCGCCTCCGGCGTGATCGATGCCGCGCTCGACCACACGCTGCACCGTGCGCGCAGGAAGCTGGTGCCCAACTGCATGAAGATCATGCGCGCGCTCGCCACCACCGGCGAGGTCGCGCTGATCGACGAGGCCACCGGCTACCAGCACCACCGCGCGCCTGATGTGCTGCAGGAGCTGATCTCCAAGCTGCTGCGCCAGTCCTGCGCGTCGTGGGAGCGGCGCTTCCATCCGGACTATTACCGCGCGCTGTACCGCCTCTTCAACTGGCGATACCAGGGGCATGAGCAGAACCCGCCCCACGTCATCGGCCAGATCACCTTGCGCTGGGTCTACGGGCCGGTGCTGCCGGAAGACTTGCTGGGCGAGATCCGCAACCGCAAGGGTATCTCGCAGAAGCACCACCAGTGGTTGTCCGAGCAAGGCCTCGCGCATCTGGAGTCGCAGATTCACGCGGTCACGGCGATTGCGCGCAGCTCGATGAGCTACGCCGACTTCAAGCGCCGCTGCGAATCGGCTTTCGCGGGCACGCCATTGCAACTTGGCCTGCTGGCCGAAGAACTCGCGGAGGTGGCGTGAAATGCTGGGTCTGCAAACGACAAGCACGCGGCTACGGCCACACGGACGGTCGCTTCAAGACCGCCGATCCGCGCCGCTACGTGCTCGACTGGGTGTTCTGCTCGCGCCGCTGCCAGGACGCGTTCCACGGGCTGTACGGCAACTGGCAGCGCGCCAAGGAAGGCCGCATCGACCAGACGGAGGTCGCCATGATCGATCCGTCTGATATCGAACTGGCCGCGATGCGCCAGTGCCTCAAGGCCTTCGGCGAGGCTGCTGGCGAGATCGGGTTTGCCAAGCCGCTGGGCGACTACTCCGAGGCGGAAGCCCTGCAGGTGATCGACGCCATCGTCACCTGCTGGTCGGACGCGATGGTCGCGCACCACGAGGCCACCAAGTTCCCGCCCGTGCGGGGCTTGCAGCCGACGCCCGATCCGCTGGCACCCGATGTCGCCAATCCGTTCGCCGATCTGGAGGACGACCTGCCTTGGGACGAGCCGAAGGGGAGGAAGCCATGATGGACTTCAATTCCTCGGCCAGCGTCTCCGGCCAAATCACGGCGCTGATTGACATCGGCATGCAGCGTGTGCGTGCGCAGCAGACCGCACGCGACTACCTCGGCGCGTCGCGTCTGGGAGCGGCTTGCGAGCGCGCGTTGCAGTTCGAGTACGCCAAAGCTCCGGTCGATCACGGGCGCGACACCCAGGGCCGGATGCTGCGCATCTTCGAGCGCGGCCACGTCATGGAGGACTGCATGGTGGCGTGGCTGCGCGATGCGGGCTTCAACCTGCGCACCCGCAAGACCGATGGTGAGCAGTTCGGCTTCTCCGATGCGCACGGCCGCCTGCGCGGCCACGTCGATGGCGTGATCGTCGGCGGGCCGGACGGTTTCCACTATCCCGCGCTGTGGGAGAACAAGTGCCTCGGCGCGAAGTCGTGGCGCGAACTGGAGGCCAAGGGCCTCGCGGTCGCCAAGCCGGTGTACGCCGCACAGGTCGCGCTCTATCAGGCGCATCTGCAACTGCACGAGCACCCGGCGCTGTTCACCGCGATCAACGCCGACTCGATGGACATCTACGTCGAGCTGGTGCCCTTCGATGGCGCGCTCGCGCAGCGGATGACGGATCGCGCGGTCAAGGTCATCTCCGCGACCGAAGCCGGTGAGCTGCTGCCGCGCAGCTTCCACGAACCCACTCACTTCGAATGCCGGATGTGCGCATGGCAAGACCGGTGCTGGAGAACCCCATGAGCGACGACACGCAATTCATCGGCGACGTCGAACCGATGATCGATGCCAAGCAGGCCGCTGCCGCGCTGCGCTTGCCGTACTACTGGTTCGCCGACCCGCAGATGCGCAGCAAGTACAAGATTCCCCACTACCTGATGGGCGGTCTGGTGCGCTATCGCCCGTCCGAACTGTCTGCGTGGGCCGCGCGCAACACCGCAGCGCAGGGGCGCGACGGTGACACCGATGGCGTGGAGGCCGAATGACACTCGACTTCAACGACATCGCGCCACTGCCCGATCACAACCGCCGCACCCTCAGCGACGCCGAGCGCGAAGAGTTGCGTGCCGACCTGCTGGCACGACTCGAATCCGTTCTGTTCACCTTGTTCCCTGCGGGCAAGAAGCGCCGTGGCAAGTTCCTGATCGGCGACGTGCTGGGCAGTCCCGGCGACAGCCTTGAAGTGGTTCTCGATGGCGGCAAGCAAGGGCTGTGGACGGATCGCGCCACCGGCGATGGGGGAGACATCTATTCGCTGATCGCCGCGCACCTCGGCATCGACGTGCTGCACGACTTTCCGCGTGTGCTTGACGCCGCTGCCGATCTGCTCGGACGCTCGCGTTCCGCACCGGTGCGCAAGGCCAGCAAGAAGGACGTGCCGGTCGACGAGCTCGGCCCTGCCACTGCCAAGTGGGACTACCTCGATGCGGCAGGCCATCTCATCGCCGTCGTCTACCGCTACGACCCGCCCGGGCAGAAGAAGCAGTTTCGGCCCTGGGATGCCAAGCGGCGGAAGATGGCACCGCCCGACCCGCGCCCGCTCTACAACCAGCAGGGAATGACCAGCGCCGCGCAGGTGGTGTTGGTCGAGGGCGAGAAATGCGCGCAGGCCTTGATCGACGCGGGCATCGTGGCCACCACGGCGATGCACGGCGCGAACGCCCCGGTCGACAAGACCGACTGGTCGCCGCTGTCCGGCAAGGCTGTGCTGATCTGGCCAGACCGGGACAAGCCGGGCTGGGACTACGCGGCACAAGCGGCGCAGGCCATCCTGTCGGCGGGCGCGAAAACCTGCCACATACTGTACCCGCCCGAGGAGGCCGCAGACGGCTGGGACGTGGCTGACGCCATCGCCGAAGGCTTCGACGTCGCCACCTTCCTCAGCCACGGCCCACGCTTGCAGATGCACGACGTCGCCGACGAGGCCGATCCGGTGGTCAGCAGCGACGAATCCGTCTGGGGCACCGAGGACGCGCTGGCGCTGTCCTTCACCCGACGCTACCACCGCGACTGGCGCTACGTCGCGGCGTGGGGCCGTTGGCTGGTGTGGGACGGCCAACGCTGGCGCACCGAGGACACGCTGGCGGCTACCGACCTGATCCGCAGCGTCTGCCGCCAGACGGCTGTGCGCGCCGACAACCCCAAGGTCGCCGCCAAGTTGGCCAGCGCCAGTACGGTCGGTGGCGTGGAACGGCTGGCGCGCGCTGACCGCAGGCACGCGGCCACCACGGACGAATGGGACGCCGATCCGTGGCTGCTCAACACGCCTAGTGGCGTGGTCGATCTCAAGACCGGTCGCAAGCGCGCGAACGACCGCGCCGACCGGATGACCAAGATCACCACGGCCACGCCGGGTGGCGACTGCCCGCAGTGGATGGCATTCCTGTCTGACATCGCGGGCGGCGATGTTGATCTGCAGGCCTACTTGCAGCGGATGGTCGGCTATTGCCTGACCGGCGTGACCAGCGCCCACGCGCTGTTTTTCCTGTACGGCACGGGTGCCAACGGCAAGAGCGTGTTCGCCAACGTCATCAGCACCATCCTCGGCGACTACGCCGCCACGGCGTCTATGGACACCTTCGTCGAAACGCGCGGCGACCGCCATCCGACCGATCTGGCGGGCCTGCGCGGCGCGCGTTTCGTGACGGCCATCGAAACCGAGCAGGGACGGCGCTTGAACGAGTCCAAGGTCAAGGCCATCACCGGCGGCGACAAGATTTCCGCGCGCTTCATGCGCCAGGACTTCTTCGAGTACACGCCGCAGTTCAAGCCGGTGATCGTGGGCAACCACAAGCCCGCCATCCGCAACATCGACGAAGCGATGAAGCGGCGGATGCACATGATCCCCTTCACGGTGACGATTCCGCCCGAGCGGCGCGATAGCCGTCTGACCGAGAAGCTGCTGGCCGAGCGCGACGGGATTCTGGCGTGGGCCGTGGCCGGATGTCTTGCGTGGCAGCGCGAAGGCTTGAAGCCGCCCGCCAGCGTGGTGTCGGCGACCGAGGAGTATTTCGAGTCCGAGGATGCGCTGGGCCGCTGGCTCGATGAACGCTGCGTGCGCGCGCCCAACGCCAAGTCGCTGACCGCCGAACTGTTCACCGACTGGAAGCAGTGGGCCGATGCCGCCGGGGAGTTCATCGGCGCGCAACGACGCTTCTCCGATCTGCTCATCACGCGCGGGATCGAGAAGTGGCGCAACGGCATGGGCGTGCGCGGGTTCCAGGGCATTGGCCTCAAGCACCCGCCGATGCCCGCCTACACCCCCTACGCGGACAACTGACCCCCATGAAATCCACGTCGTCTGACGCAGCTGACGCATTTGCACGTAACTCTCTATACGCGTGCGCGCGTGCGCGCCTCACGGTGAGTTTCGGTATTCCGTGTCAGCTGCGTCAGACCTGCACCGGACAAGGACTGACACCATGACCACCAACCTCGCCCTCGA